TCATGGAACAATAGGGTATAAAACACCTATTGCTTACGAAAAAGAATACTACAAACAGAAGAAAGCTAGTTAACTAGAAAATCTCCGTTTGTAGTGTCTAATTTCTTGACATAGTATCAGAGTATTTAAACATATTTGAATAATTTATAATTTATTAATTCCTATCCTATATCTACGTTTAGTACAATATCCTCAATCGCATCCAATATCTTAATCTGAGACTTCAAAAATACCTTATCCCTTGTATCAGCCTTTATTACTACTCCACCCTAAGAATACCTTTTGACTGCTCTATTAATTCAAACTCAAATCCTAGATATACATTAAATGTAGCTGGTGCAGTATACATAACCTCTATTAATTCTTCATCATCTTCCCCCTTTATGAAATCATTAGATATCTCTATGAAATCTTTTATACTATCTTTCTTATATAATGTATCTGCAATTTTTTTGCTTACTAGATAATTATATTTATCACCTTTAGAGACTTTAAAACATTGAACTGTGTCCAGAGTATTTTTAAATATATCCGGATTATGTTGTGCTATTCTTTGGCATCCATATGGATTGATATTAATCATTAAAGGATATCTTTCATCATCACTAGCTATAATAACAACTTCTAATACACTAGCTAATAGCTCTCCACCCACCATTGATCTTATATAGGCCTTAAATATCGTTTCTCCTGTAACACCTTTCACTCCATTTAATTCAATATCTTCATTCATACCATAGACTTCATAAGGTTGTTGCTTATTCATGTCACATCCCACTAAAGTAAACAATATGATAAAGGCCATCAAAAGGATTGACATTTTTTTCTTCATGTTTTTTACCTTCCTCCCGTATCATCTACAATCATTATAGGATATCCTCGAAAAGTTCTCAATATTTCATCTTCTAAACACTTACATCCAACACTATATCCTCAATCTCATCTAATATCTTAATCTGTGACTTCAAAAATACCTTATCCCTTGTATTAGCCTTTTTAATATCATCTTCAATCCTATGCATAGCATCCACAATCTTTATCTTCTTAAAGGATTCTCCTTTATCTTGTGTGGTTGTGGTAAAGCTATTGACTCCTCTTGCAATTTTAGCCTTTTCTCCATCATGATATAGGATAAGTTGCCCATTTCCAACAGCCTCATCCATTTGCTCTTTAGTCAATTGGTCAAATCCTATTACTTCTTTAAGTGGTGCAAAAGTTGCACTAATCGTCATAGGTGTTCCAGCTAAAAGGCCAGCTATTCGTGAGGTATATTCTGCTGTACTATAATCCCCCTCACTAGTCTTAATATTTGAGGTAGTAAAGTTAATGACCTTCTCTGTATCTGCTGTGGTCGCATGAGGTAAGACTACCTTGCACCTTTTGTTTAAAGATGTCATCCACACAACTACATTAGCTACATCCCCACTCTCAACCTCAGGTATAGCAAGATAATCCCATTTAAGGGCTTCCAATGCTTCTTGAACCTAACTATAATCCTCTTCCTCACTTCCTCTAAAAATAATAATGACCTTCTTAGGAGGTTTAATATATCCCATGAAGGCCAGTTGTAGATACTCTTTTTGTTTGTCTGTTAGCTGGTCAATTCCAGCTGCATCTTTTATATTATTTAATTCATGTACTTCTTGTGTTTCTCCATTTAATACAAGTGCTACTATTCCACGCTCTCCTCTTTGGATTACTGTTGCACCTGTTTGTTTAAAGTTAATCATAACATTGGGTAAACTCATTCATTTCTCCCTTCTATATGGTGTTCAATGGTTGTGATAAGTTCATTATCCGGTTCAAAATTAATAAGCTCATGATAAGTAATATGAAAAGAAAATTGGTAAATATCCTTTTCAACTTTCTCAATAATACTATCTTGTATTGTAAAGTGCCTATCTTCCACACTTAAGCAAATACCAAAGGCTTGCTTTAACTTTGACATTACCTCTAGGCATTTAAGGCTATCCTTACAATCTGAAAAATAGGAAATAACAATGAGTAAGTTTGTAGATATGTAATTCTTCGTTTGGGTTTCACTTTCAATAGGTAGTAGTGTGGTAAAAAAGCAAGGTAACTTATAACCTTCTGTTACCTCGTCACCATAAATAGGTATGGTAGGGTGTGTGGTATTAAGTCTCTTTACTACTGCCTTTAAAATATCCTGATAGCCTATCATAAAAGTTTCTTTACCACCCTATTCACCATTTTCTCAGCTTGCTGTGGTAGTTCCTTTTCAAACTCTAAAGTAGTCCTCTTAACCATATACTTTCCAGCTACTCTCCTACCCGTATCCCTCTTCTTTCTACCTCTTCCACCTACCACAATTCTATGCCCACGTGCTACTAAATGAAAATGGGGGCTGGTTGACCTAAATTCTACATATAGGTCTTTACCATACCCCTTCACTTTACTTACTTTATAGGAATTAATAAGTTTCTTCTTACTCGTACCATATGGCCTTTTAGGTGTTTTCTTCTTAACTTCTTTTCTAAATTGATTTCCCATTTTAGTTAAAAGCTTCTCTGATTCATCGGGATAGCTCTTCGTAACAAAAGATAATTTCTTCTGTAAATCTGTGAGGCCATTCAACTGGAATACATCATTCTTCGCCATGCCTCTTCTCCTTTGAGGTGGCTGTAATCTCTAATACAAAATCTCCCTCATCCACATTAATGATCTCTGTGATATGAAGGAGTTTATCTTTATACTTTATTTTCATGTTAGGTGTTATGCCTCTATGATATCTAGTTAAAATCCTATACACTGTTTCAGGTCTTAATCGTTCTTCTAAGGTTTGTTCAAAGCCTCTTATGGGCATAATATTAGCCCACACAGTTTTTATTGGTTGCTCCTGTAGGATTATTTGTCCTATAGAGTTAGTTATTTCTGTGTGGGTTGTAAATATTATTCGTTTATTTAGTTTTCCAGCATCAAAGTGGATTTTATCACCTATTTTCTAAGCTTATTACTAATTAACTAAATTTATATTCATTTTAAAGCGCTAATTCATGTACTAATATTTAAACTAACCTAGTCATTATGCGTTAAGCTCATCCGAACTGGTGCAATAAGATATTTATAATAATCCCCCTGTGTTGGGTTGATGACACAAGGTGCTAAAGGGGATATGAAGTGAATACAAATACGATCATCATCAATTGATTTAAGTGCTTCAATTAAGAATTTAGGATTAAAACCAATACTTAACTCATTACCTTCAAGTTCAATTCCTAACTTTTCACGTGCAGTTCCAAGTTCAGCCTTGGAAGTGATAATCATATTATCTCCATCTATCTTTATTTTTATCGGATTTTTTCCTTCTCTAGAAATAAGTGCAGCTCTTTCAATCCTCATTAAAAATTTTTTACAATCGACTTCAATACGTGTTGCATAATCTGATGAGAATACGTGTTCATATTTTAAGAATTGTCCTTCAAGTAATCTTGAAACAACTTTGCATTCACCTAAGTCAAACAAAATATTTTTTTCTTCAAAGTAAAGATTTATCATATCTGTTTCATCAGATGAAAGAATTTTACTAAGCTCGCTAAGTGTACGCCCAGGAACTACAACTTCTTGTGTTTCATACTCTGTTGACAAAGGTGTTTGTCTATAAGAAATTCTATTACCATCAAAAGATACCAGACGGAAAAAACCATCTTTAATTTGAAGCATTTCTCCTGTAAGGATTGGTCTTGATTCTTCTTGAGCAACAGAGAAGATCGTTTGTCTAATCATTTCTTTGAAGGTATGTTGAGACAGTGTATAAGACTTGTATCTTTCTACTTGTGTCAACTCAGGGAATTGCTGACCAGCTTGTCCAGCAATAACAAACTCAGAGTCTTCACAAATGATTCTTGCCATTTGACTTCCATCTGTGGATAGCTCTACTATCTCATTAGGCATTTTTCTAATGATTTCTGAAAAGATTTTTGATTCTAAAACAATCGAACCTTCTTCTATTACTTCTACTTGAATAGTGCTTTCAATACCTAATTCAAGATTATAACCGACTAAAGTTACTTGATTATCATAAGCTTTAATTAAAATACATCCTAATATAGGCATTGTTGTTTTAGTTGAACAAGCTTTAAGTGCTATATTAATACTATTCATAAGTAATTCTTGTTTACAAAGTATATGCATGTGGAGAATCTCCCTTCGAAAATCTTTAATAATTATAAAACTAGGCCAACCTCTTTTAGTTTTCTAATGCACTGATTCTCACTTCCATACATAGTGCCTTGCTAATCAGAACATTTAGATTATGTATAATCTATCAGATTTTTAAATTAAAATCAATCTTTTTTATATCAAATTAACATTATGCCTTACCAACAAAGATTCCAACATCATATTTATTCTAAAATTCAATCTATCATTCACACTGATTGTCCTATTATCATAAAACTCAGCGATAAGAACCAATACTGCAATTGCTACATCTTCATATTCTTCTAATTGATCTATGCGTTGACCTGTATAATTGCAAACATAAGATTTTGAAGCTTCAATAATAGCTTGTATTAACCTATCATCCTCGTCTCCATCTTGCCTTAAATACTCTTTTAGTAAAGGTAAATCTAACTCTGACAGTTTCATCTATCACCCCTTATGCTGCTTTTGCCTTGCTTCTACTTGTATCACTTGAAGTACCAATAACAACAGCCTCGCCTAAAGCCTTTTTAATATCTAGTCTCATATTTGCTTTAATAGCAATCTCGTCACGAATAAATCCATACTCTGTAGACTTTTGAAGCGATAATGCTTTTCTTTCACCTACAATTAATGCTCGTTTTAGGTCTCCAAAGAAGATAGCTAATCCTGTTTCATTAAGTTCAGCCACATGCTCATTAATAATAACTGGTCTACCATCTTCAAACTTCATATCGGTTAAGGCCTTAGCTGTTTGGTCTGAGATGACCCAAGTTGCTGTATGACGATAACGAATAGGAAGGACAAAGTACATTTCAGTTAGCGTTTCAGGTGTCAGTTTAGCCGGTAACTGTAGTTCTTTAGTCCCATCATCCGCACTAAAGTCATTTAGATCATTCACCTTATATTCTTCATTCCCCTTTACAATCAGTTCATCTAAAGTTAACCCATAAGATTCAACTAACTGTCGCATTAATTCTCCGTCCACATTGTAGCCAGTATCTTCAATAGCTTCTTGTGAAAATATAATAAGCGTTTCAAACTTGTGAGCTTCTAGCTTGATTGGCTCAAAGGTTGCCACTTGCTTTGTATATTCTGCAAGCTCTTTCATAGGGACAAACTTTCCTAACTTGTTTGCCTGTACTGGAATTTGATGTTTACTATTTCCAAAGCGTTCATGACGTACAGCCCCATATAAAGGTGAGATATAGGCAAGCTTATCTAAGATGTAGTCTGCAAAAGTGGTCTTAGAAATAATCTCAGTTGGTGCATTACCTGAGCCTACTGCCGTATCTGAAAAGGTATGTGTTCCATCTCTCACTTCTCTTGTACCAATTTCAATTTCTTTATTCGCATCAGCTTGTAAGGCTCGTATTTCATCTAATAAAGAGGGCTCATTTTGCCTTGTCTCTGTTGCTGACTCTTTAATTGTAGTCATTAATGCTCTAGCTTCTTTTTGAGTTTGGATTGTGGCATCAATCTGATTCACTTCATCTGTATAGCCATTAATCTTATCTAGTTCCTCCTTTGAGAAGGCTCTCTTCTCTGTTTCAGCTACATTCATAATAGCTTCAATTTGTTCAATTAATTTGCTTCTTTTTTCTAGTAGTTGTTTCATTCTGTTGTCCTTTCTAGTCTAATTTAATTATAAAAAGAGAGCACCTATTTCTAGATGCCCTTTTACCTCAATTTTTTTGGTTCACTTTACCCGCAGTTAACTCTTCTTCCAATCTTATTATATTTTGCCTATGATTGTCTGCTGCAATTTGTAATCCTTTAGCCTCTAACCATGCTACAATTTCCTTCCACTGAGCTAACTCATCCTGTTTTCGACCTAATTTTTGATAGCAAAAAGCCTTACTAAACATTGGATCAATATACTGATTACATAATTCAAACGTTTTATCCCAGTATTTAAAAGCTTCATCATACCTTTCAAAATGTGCATAGCATTCTGCTACATTAAATGTAATGAGTGAGCTATTAGGGAACTGAATTATTGCCTTTTCCGCTAACTTCAGCCCTTCCTCATATTTACCATTAAATATATAGGCTGCTAATAACAGAATATAGCCCTGTTCACTTTCTGCCTCCTCTTCAAATAATTTCTTACACTCTTCAATAGCTTGATTGCATTGTCCAAGTTGTGCTTGTAGAGAAACGCGTGTTCTTAGCGTATCATAGTAAAGCTCACTTTTATTTTCTTTTTCATCTTTAATTACTTTGTCATAAATCTCAAAAGCTTTTTTTCTACAATCATGCATGCCTTTGTGATATATGCCACCATACTCACTAAGTTGTTTATTAGTATACCTTCCACTCTCAATTATCTTTCTATATTCTTCTTCTGCCCTTAGGAAGTTCTCCAAAGTTCTACATTCTGCATAAATTGCATATAATCGGTCTGCATAAGATTCATAAGAATCAATCTCATCTTTTAACAAATCATCTACTAATACTTCTAATACCCTCCCAAGCTTGGATAAAATTAATACATCGGGCAATGTCACACCATTTTCCCACTTACTTACGGCCTGATGAGATACATTCAATAACTTTCCTAATTGCTCCTGTGTAATCTGCTTTGCTTCTCTTAGTTTTTTGATATTTCTCCCAATATTCACACCATTTTCCCTCACTCTATTAATCTCTATATTTTTAATTATTTTTTTCTCAACGTTGATACTTTGATTATACAAAAAAATCTATAGTATTCAATAACCGCATAAGTTCATCCTATTCAACCATAAGTTGCATACTTCTGATTAGTTGCACTTTAGCTTTTACAAAAAAAAGTACACCTCTTGGATGTACTGTAATAGTATTGATTAATTATTATAGTTAATATAAATAACTCAGCAAACTGGAATTTGTATGCTACTTCTCTTTACGACTTCTACTGATACCTAAGATAACAAAACAACACCCCAATGGTATTGACATATAATCTTTTTTTATAATAGCAGAAATAAAAAATAAAATGCCTGCAATAAAAAATAAAATGCCCTCTAATTTTTTTTTATTCATATGTAATAGTCACCTTTCTAAATTCTAATTTATCTCTATACCTTCAATACACATAGTTTACTTTCATTATATAACAATTAACTGAATAATACATTCTTTAATAACCACACTTTAGTAGCTACTAAACTTCTTTCATTCTCTACTTCCATCTCACTCTCCTTCTTATCAGGCTTATCCCTAATGCATCTTTGCTCCACATCTTCACTTCTTACCTGGACTGATGTAGCAATATAAGCTGGTTCAATTGTTAAAAGAGATACTTCCATCAGGTCAATATCTTCTAAAGTCCTTTTAGCCACACTACCATCATCTTGCCAGCTATCACTCAAAGCCCCAAAACCAAAAGACCAGCCTTTTAAATTTCCACACCTAGCCTCTTCTATAACTTCAGTATCACTAATGACTGCCTTTGCATGAAGCCCAATATTATCTTCTTTAAGTGCTAAAGTTCCCTCCTCTATACTGGCAAGCTTTCGCCTTACATCATGATTGAGTAGCATATCCACATTACGAGCCTTTTCTAAAGCTCTTTGAAATACTCTAGGTGCGACTTTTTCAATAAACTTACCTTTCGAGCCGTAAAGTTCCTTCGAATACCGATCAATAGCATTAACATAACCACTAATTTCAACTTTTCCATCACTTCTCACCTCCACTTGCATCTTTTTCACCTCCTTTCACCATACTGGTTCCTGTTGCACCATTTTGCACCACATTG